GTCGAGAGTTCGCTCTTGATTATAAGCCGGTCGTGCAAGCTCTACTATTCGTAGGATCTGAGTTCCGTGAAAGCATGAATAACCTGGATGTCGAGAGCCAGGTGTCGGGGTCTTCGGACACTGACAGGAGCGGCCCACTGGAGGAGTGGGTCGGCACCACCATGACGCCTACTAAGGAGAAGTACTGGCTTACTCACATCGGCACGCAGCCGGTGGGCCCCCGCGGGCACTACAACCCGCATGGACTGCTCGCCGCTCAACGCTACGTTGCTGAGAAGAAGGCCTGTGAAGCTCTCCTGACGAACGCGGAGTGTGTGGTCGTGGACGTTGGTGGTGCTCCCCACCGTACGTGGAATCATCTGATGGAGAGAGGCAGGTACCAAATGCCTAACATCCACATCGGAGATTCTACCCGTCGAGGCCGCTGCCCCCCAGGCGCGGCTGAATACGTCTGCGCTCATCGTTTTGAAGAATGTACTTGCTATGACGAGTTGGACCGAGTCTACTTGTTTACGCACTCAGCGTACTATCTCGAACCGGAGAGGCTCTGGGGCGTGCTTTCGGACGAACGCGTCAAGGACGCCATCGTCGTGGAACACGTCTTCTCCGATATGTTCGGTGGGTTTTATGAGGAAGCTCACTGGGCCTATTCCGGGCCGACAATCTCGATGTCGGTTGCCGGGAACGCCGGACCTTATGTCCACCCTCCGCCCCCGTGGCAGCGAGGCTGGGTTGGTAAGGGCGGTGAGGCGATCGTCGCGGAAGTGCTGTTTTGTCTTGACGACTGCACGCGTGTGGCCAGGCTGCACGCGGTCAAGACGGACCGCCGCCCCGATGATCGCGTGGTTTGGGAACAAGTCGAGGCCGACGCTTCTAAGAGCGGTCCTGTGCAGTTTTCTTCCTCGGCTCGTAATGCCGTGGCTGACAACGCTCGATTCACCCAGATCACGTTTGACGTCCAAAAGGTTCACAAGATCGGACCCGTCCTTTACACGGACTACCTGTTTAAGGGCGACACCGTCACGCTTACCGTCCCAGTGACGGCCGTGGCCGCTGTTGCCGACATTGTTGTCAACAGGGAACGGAACCCGGCCTTGTTCGCGGAGGCGACCTACGTGGTGAAGAACCGGCTCGCGCGCTCGCGCATCCCGGCTTCGTTGCGAGCTCCAACCATCGCGGCAGTCGTCGCTATCGGTTTTGTGATCAATCTCCATAACGAGATGGATCTGAACCATACGATGACGAACCGTTTCACCTGGGCGATGAACGCTCACAGCATTCTCCTGCAGTTTGGGCGTGTCACTGTGCGCTGGTGGCTGTGGATCGCGATCTTCGCGTGTTCGACGATGGCAACTCTTCTCGCTGTTGAGGTGCTGGATGACGACACGTGGGCGCGAGTCCTGGCCGGGCTCATATTTGTCGCGACATTCCCAATGTGCTTTTGCTGCGTTAGAGGTGTGACCAGGGTTCACCAGAAGTGGAGAGACTACACCGAGCAAGGCTGGGTGGACTCCTTCGCTGATGCTGAATCCCCCCGAGTGCCCCTGCTCGGACATGGTTTTCCAATAACAAGGCATTTGCCCCTGCCAGGGTCTAGGTACGTGAGGCCCGTGGAAGTCGATATCACGGGTAGCTTCAGCTTGGGCGCCACGCGAGAAAAGGTTTTCGAACCGAATCGCTCGCTGGTGTCAGGCATCATTAGTGACGGCAATCTGCCGGCAGTTCTTCACACGACGCAAGAAGCTGAACTGTCGGCCGTTACGAACCGCATTCTTGCGACACGCAAGAATCCGGAGGACTGGGCCCTGAAAGAGTTCAACGGCGCCTTTAAGGGCGTTGAGTTTAGTAAGGGCTTCACGAAAGGCGTTGATACTTCATACGCGTTCTTCACCAAGTGGTTGGACAAGTTGAAGAAGACCTACCCTGCGAAGTACGTCGAAGGCATGTCAGAGTGCTGGAAGCGGAATCAAGGGGTTGAGGCTCCACCCGTTGCCACGAAGGGCTTTCTTAAGATTGAGAAGGCTGCGGCGACCGTAGGGGTGGACAACGCTAAGGCGGTCAAACCACGTTTGATCCAGCCGCCCGAGGACGTGGACAAGGCAATGACCGGTCCCGTCGTCTGGCAGCTATGGCGCAAGTTCGTTGAGGCATGGGATGGTTTGCAAAACCCTGTCATGTACTGTTCGAGCTACACTTGCGACCAGATAGGACTAAGAGTCGACAACTTTATCGCGGAGCACGCGCAGGTTGGGGCTTGGTCGTTGGACATGGCGTGTTATGACGCTACACTTTCGTTGGCGCTCCAGGAGGGAGCTTTTGGTGGATACACGGCGTTAGGTATGCCTGCGTATCTCCGTTCTTGGCTGAAAAGGGTCCGCACTCGCGGAACCACACCCAACGGAGTCACGTACATGCCGACACGCAGGTATTTCTTTGAACGAGAGGAGGACGCCGTCGCTTTTGCCCGTGAGTATAGGAATGCTCACTTCAAGGTAGTTTACCAGGGTAATTCGCGAGACGAGGAGCGGCCGGACTTGACAGAGGTCGAGGTTGAGGATTTCCAAATGACTTCAGGTCGTATGGATACCAACTTGACTGATTCAGTGATCCTGGTGGCTTCAATCCTCCCCCGCATCCCGCCGGGTACGCCATACCTGCTGCTGGTTTGCGGTGATGACGGCTTCCTGATGTTACGCGACCAGGACCGGCATCTCGTGGACAGTATCAAAGAATTACAACTCGGGCTGGGGTTAAGGCCTGAGGGTGAATACACCAAGCAACGCAGTAAGTGGGAGTTCTGTTCGAAGCTTTTCTGGCTGGGCGCCACGCCCTCCGGAGGTTTCCAAACGGTTCTCGGTTCGAAACCCTTCCGTGGCATTGCCAGGATGGGGATCAACACCACTCTGCCGGGCGCAGCCAATGCGGCCCAGGCGGCTCTGTCTGTGCGCATCGATTCGGGGCACGTTCCGTTCCTCGGGCCGATGGCCGACCGCACCACAGAGCTCTGCAGAGCACAAAAGATCCGCCCCAGGGGCAAGGCCGAATGGACCGCCATCACCGGTTCAAAGAGATTCGGCCCCTGTCCACTGAACTACATCATCACTCAAGAGCGTTACGGGCTTGGGAAGGAGAATGAAGATGAGTTCAAACGTCTGCTCGCGACCCTCAATGGCGTCCCAATCGTGATTAGCTGGATCCCAGCTATGGACGCTACGCGAGTAGACGAGGGATAAACGGCGCGGCGCCCTGGCCAGGGGGACGCAGCGCTTATGGCTCCTCTAGCCTGCATTGTGTTCGCACGTGTGGCTTCTGGAGACCTGGCAATTCGCGCGCTTACGCGAAAGAGAGAGATTAGTCTGTCTACTATGGCGAAGGGTAAGAAGGGTAAGGCTAAGCAAGGGGGGGGGAAGAAGAAGAAGGGCCCG